CTTATTGCTGTTAACACCAGAAATTGGTATAAGTTTAGTTTTAATACTTCCTCTCCATCCGACGAAACTAGGTCCAAACCAAGTAATCGCTGAATGAGGCCCACCATCATTCAAAACTAAAGCGGATCCCGTGCCATTAACAGAATAACCTGGCTGAGACGGATAATCACGTAAACAGGTATAAGAGTAACTAGGACCAGCACCTGTTAAAGGCAAAGTAACTATTCTTTCAACTTGATAACGTTTTAGTAACTGTCTTATAGACAGAATTCTTTCAGTGGCAAAGGCTACAGTAGCGGGATAATCATCCGCATCTGCAGCCGTGCCACTGGTACCATAATATCTATAACCTGTATTAGTTGGTGGAGCATCAGGAGAATCAGTTGGCATAAAAGTAATCTGCTCAGTAGCATTACGCGTACCTAACATGGTAGGATTAATTAATTCAAAATCATCGCCCGCTTTCACATAAAGTAAGATTGGTACAGTTGTAGCAACTGATCCGGCTCGTACTTTATTAAGAACTTTAAACAATAGAGAAGGAGTATCGTTAGCAGTATGTCCAATTAATAAACCCGCGTTCTGCGTGTTTGCATAAATATCGGTATTAGCGAAAGGTAACGTTAAATCAATCTCACATCCATCTGATAAATCTACTATCCAATTCATCGTATTGTTAGTAGCATCAGTAGGATATGTAGTGGATCCTGATGGGTCATAAAATATCTGCATACGTCCAGTATGAAACTTAGAAACACAGAATTTCACTCTAACTACAATAGAACCTCGATAATTATTGAATAGAATAGATACATAACCTAAATTCGTTTGAGCACAAGGATAAGTGCCCGTATAACCGAAATTAGGTCCTACTCTATAAGCAATCAATTCGGCATCTACCCCATCAGTATCTGACCAATTAAAATTGGTAGCTAAAGACCATCTGCTAATTATATTATGGATTATTAACTCATCATCAGCAGGTAAACCAAAGGCAGCAGGATCCATAATAGTCTGGGCAGTTTTAGAAAAAGTGAGACTAGTACAAGTATCTAGTCCCTCAGTATTAACTAAGTTACCAGCACCGTGATTAATAACAGTAATAGCATCCACAGTAGATAGAGGTTTAGAAAAACCAAACCAAGCAGCTACTTTTGAACCTAATAAGGCAGCTTGACCAAATGAAGTCATATAAGGACCTATTACAGGTGCCTTAACCAACATATTTGATATATCACTAACCGTTTTCAATGGTTTAGAAATAATACCTTTATATTCTCCTGAAGTAGGGTGAAAGGCTTTAACATAAGTGTTAAGAGACAATTCAGGCTTAATCATACAAGCATAAATGGTAATATCACAATACTGATCTACACCACTAGCAGCAGCACTTGCTAAAGGAGTAAACGGTAATAATCTCAGAATACCAAAGGATGGCTCAATAGCTGTAATATCTAAATGAGTAGGCAAGAATTCAGGAACACATATTTCCTGAACTTGATTTTGAGAGGGATCTATCTCAAAGAAACAAGGTAGTGTACTAAGACGCTTTGCTGAGGTGAGAGAAAAGTTAGTATCAAAAGTATCTACAGTTTCGTGTGGCCACCATGCCACTCCCAAACGACCGTATAAATACGGTGTTCCATTAGAAACTACAATAATTCTTAGACCTCCTGTTTTAAGGTATTTGAAATTACTTAATTTCCTAGCCACTGCTACATTCGTAAGAAAGGCAGTCAAAGGATCAAAATTGGTCCCTAAACCACCTACATTCCATGAATATGTACCTATTTTAACCGGTCTCTTAAGGAACTCAACGAGCTCCATGTCGACCTTGGAAGACATATAGGTATCATTCGGAATCGGTGTAGTAATAACATCAGTGGCTTGTGTATCTTTAAAAGTTGCTATACCTCCTTCGACAGATACGGTGTCAGAAGGGGTTGTGTTCATATCTAAACTGGCTATTCTTTGTTCGTCTTGCGACTAGACTTAAAGGCGAATAAATCTTTATAGTCTGAGCGCCCCGTGCCATAGGGAAATGAACCCACGTGTGATTCGGCAGGTGTAGAGCCTTCTAATCAGTTAGCGCTTGATCCTGATAGTTACATCCTACACCAATCTTTTATAACGAAAAAGATATACAAAACGGCATACAATTCCTCTAAATAGAGGCGGGACGACATGCTAGCATCCCATTTAGTAGT